ATGCAGGCAATCCGCCGATTATCTGTAATCTAACAGGCTACGGATCTAGCGTATTTGACAAAGTACCTGTGGTGGTTAAATCGTTCTCTGTGGATCTCAAAGATGATGTTAACTATATAAAATGTAACACATTTGGAACCAACACATGGGTACCTGTAATGAGTACCATCTCAGTTACAGTGTCACCAATATACAACAGACGTAGATTGAGAAAATTCAGTTTACAAGACTACTCAAGAGGCAAGGCCGCAGACAGCGTAGGATATATCTAATATGGCAACATATACTAAATCAAGTCCTTGGACGTCGACCCAACAAAACAATCTTCATTTAGAATTATTGGAAATTAGACCAGTGCCTGCCGAATCGGACGATTTTAGATATGTGATTGAAAATCAATATAAACATAGACCAGATCTGTTGGCCTATGATCTATACGGTAATCCTAAATTATGGTGGGTATTCGTGCAGCGTAATATGAGCGTGATCAAAGACCCAATCTACGATTTTGAACCAGGAACAATTATCTATCTTCCCAAAAGATCAAACCTAGAAAAATTTTTAGGAGTCTAACATGGCTATCAGAGACATTGGTAGAGCAATATCAGACATCGTTAGGCCAGACGGAGGGAAAATTGTAGACCTCGGATTTTCTTCGGTAGGCATAGGAGAAGGACTAGCAGAAAGAGTAACAGGGTTAAACCCAGCTAGATCAATAGATCCCATAATCAAAGGATCCAGTACCACAGCTTCAAATCCCAACAAACAGCTAACAACCAGTGCTAATCTTCCTTCAGTACTTTTAAATCCCCTAGAACAGTTTGCTTCTTTTTCACCTATGTGGACTATGGCCTGTTTGACCAAGAAACAATTTAACAACCCCCCGTCATATAGAAACAGCCCAGCAGATCTTAAATTTGTGGTCATGAGTTCCGGCGGCAGATTTGATAGCCAACGAGTTAACACCGCTCACGGCACTCCGGAATTTTTTATCAATAATTTCACGATGAAGGGATTAGTCGCAGGCGGTAGTGCTAAAACAGGAAACACCAACGCATTTAAATTTGAATGGGAAATATACGAACCCTATTCTATGGGCACACTGTTACAGAGTTTACAAGTCGCAGCAAAAAGTGCTGGATATGCCAATTACCTAGACAACGCTCCTTATGTTTTAAGATTAGACTTTCTAGGTTACGATGAACTAGGAAAACAATACAAAACAGTTAAGCCAAAGTTCTTTGTGATGAAATTGTTGAATGTTAAATTTCAAGTTAATGAAAGCGGTAGCACCTACAAAATGGAAGCGATTCCCTACAACCACCAAGGATTCAGCGATGCTATCAACGTGGCCTACAATGACATAAAGATCACTGCTGGCAACACTGGCACAGTGGAATCAGCACTAGCAGGTGACAGCGAAAGTCTTCAAAAAGTATTGAATGATATCGAGCAGAGATTAAAGGATGATGAGCAAATTGGAATCAAAGACGAATACGTGATAGATTTTCCAACATCATCATCTACATTCAATGCCATGCGTGATATCAAAAGTGTAGACAAAACAGCCACAGTTAATCCTAATGAAGTAGCACCGTTGACACTAAAGGGAAATGCAAATGTCAAGGTACAGACAAATTTCGATACCAATGACATTGGTAAATCTACCTTCGGGTTCGGTCAAAACAAAGGCGGAAATTTCGTAATGCCTAAACATGGCGATCAAGTCAGCAAGGACGGAATAGTTAGAAGAGATAACATGACTATTAATCCTAAGGACAGAACTTTTCAATTTGCTCAAGGCCAGTCCCTGACCGCGATAATAAATCAGGTTATTCTAAGCTCGGAATATGCCAAAGAAGCCATAGATCCTAAATCAAAAACTGGTCGAACCGCAGACGGATTTATTAAGTGGTTTAGATTAGACGTTCAAATAGAACTCTTAGATTATGACATAGTTACCGGTGATTTTGCCAAGAGATTCACATATAGAGTTGTGCCGTTCTTAGTTCACGAATCAATATTTTCAAATCCAACTTCGGTACCCAACTATGCCCCTATAAAGAAAAAAATTACTAAGGCATACAATTATATCTACACTGGACAGAATGTTGATGTTCTAAGATTTGATATTGAAATTAAAAACTCTTTCTTTACAGGAACCCCGCCCGGTAATCCAGCGGACAGTGCTAAAGCGTCTGATCCAAATACCAGTGGAGGCCCAGCACCTCAACAGAACAAAGAAGCTAAAGCAGGCAAAGGCGCTGCGGTTGCTGCTGCTTTAGCTACAGGCGGCAGAAAGAGAAATCGCAGAACCCCGGACGCTTTAGACGATAAAATCAAAGGCGGATCGAGACAACAGGATGTTGAACAGGCAGTAGCAGAAGCTTTTCATAAAGCATTTACTCAGAATCAAACAGAAATGGTTACTATTAACATAGAAATCCTAGGAGATCCTTATTGGATAGTAGATAGCGGATTTGCTAATTATTTTGCTCCTGCTACAGAAAATAATTCTCAAATAACCGAAGACGGCACAATGAATTATGAAGGCAGTGACGTATACATATATCTAACATTTAGAACACCGTCAGATATCAATGAAGGAAATGGAACCTATGAATTTTCCTATGGCGGCAAAGAAAGTCCCTTTAGCGGTATTTACAAAGTCAATCAATGTGAAAGTGTATTCACTGATGGTACTTTTAGACAAAAACTTTCTTGCATGAGAATGCCAAGTCAGGATATAGAATACAAAGAATTACCACCAGAAGCAGGTCAAACTATTAGAGCGCAAAACGGTGATGAAGGAGCATACGAGTTTGGAACTCAAATACCTGATCGTAATAGTGTATCAGATACCGCTACAAAAATAAGAGCAGTCCCAACAAGTGAAGACGCACAACGTCGTGCAGCTCTAACAGGTAGAATAGGATAAAAAATGGCAGAAGATAAACGCTCGTCGGCGGAATTAACAAACTCTAGAGGAATAGGCAACGGTCCTTATCTTGCAAGGATTATCAGCCATCTTGATCCAAGTTTTATGGGTAGCCTCGAAGTCACATTGCTTAGAGACCAAGGTAATACCATAGGACAAGATACTCAGACCTATGTAGTGAGTTGCGCTCAACCATTCTTTGGATATACCGGATTTGAGTTCATGGGCCAGAATTCTGCGATAGCGAAACAGACTCAAGGAGAACAGGCGCTAGGACAAAGACCTAGTGCTGCAGGATCTACCACAGCAGAAGCCTACAACGACACACAAAAATCCTATGGCATGTGGTTCGTACCACCGGATGTCGGAGTCACAGTATTGGTAGTATTCATAGACGGCGATCCATCACAAGGATACTGGATAGGATGTGTACCTAGTAGATTTGCAAATCATATGGTCCCGGCGATCGGAGGATCTACGGAACTTGATATAGATGCTGCTGACAAGAGAAAATACGGAGTAAATCAAGACGTTACTAAAAGAACACCGCTACCAGTAGCAGAAGTTAATAGAAAGTTAAATTCTAAAGACCAAACTATTGATGTAGAAAAAATTCCAAAAGCAGTTCATCCTATTGCAGATAGATTTTTAGAACAGGGATTATTAGAAGACGATGTTAGAGGAGTCACAACAACGTCAAGTAGAAGAGAAGCACCAAGTATGGTATTTGGTATATCCTCCCCCGGCCCAGTAGATCGCAGAGAAAATGCTAAACGTGCAAACATCGGATCAATAGACGGACAAACAAGTTCTCCTGTGCCTATCAGCAGATTAGGCGGAACACAATTTGTCATGGATGACGGGGATGATAGATATCATCGAGCAACTTCCGCAGCTTCGGGTCCGGTAAAATACATCGACCTTCTTGAAAAGAAAGTCGTAGGCACAGGCGAAACAGCAACCAGCGCCGGCGAATCAACGATTCCTTATAATGAATATTTCCGTGTAAGAACCAGAACCGGGCACCAGATATTGATGCACAATTCAGAAGATCTAATTTACATTGGAAATTCTAGGGGAACCACATGGATTGAATTGACGTCAAATGGTAAGATCGATATCTATGCTCAAGACAGTGTCAGTATTCATACAGAAACTGACCTCAATGTATTCGCCAACAGAGATATTAATCTGGAAGCCGGCAGAAACATCAACATGAAATCTGGAGGCAGACTAAAGGCAGACATAGGAACCAACATGGAACTGCTGATAGGAGCAGATGGAAAAATCACTGTGGGTTCAAACTGGGATCAAAAAATAGGCGGAACAACAAAATTAGCGTCAACAGGTAATATCAACGTTGTTTCTGCAGCCAACAATAGATTTACTTCAGGAGCGAGCACACATATAGCAGCAGCAGGAGAACTCAGAGAAAGTGCCAGCACGATACATATGAATGGAGATTTAGCTGATGTAGCTGATGTAGCAGAACAGGTAATACCATTAACAACACATGCTAATCCAGCTACGTCCACTTCAGCTGACTGGGCAACAGCAAAATATCAATCAGGAACTATATCCAGCATTATGAAGAGAATACCGATGCACGAACCGTGGCCCCTGCATGAAAATCAAGTACCCCAATTCTTAACGCCAACAAATACAGATAGGGATACCTAGGAGATAGTATGGCAAATAAATTATACAATCAAAAAACTGTCGCAACTAACACAGCTTCTGTAGGTGATAAAGGCGGCACATTTACCTACAAGGGATTCAATTCTAAAGAATCATCTAAGAATTATAAAATCTATGACATTGATTTAGTCAAACAGGATTTGATCAATCATTTTTATATTCGCAAGGGCGAGAAATTAGAAAATCCAGAATTTGGTACTATTATTTGGGATATGCTATTTGAACAATTTACTGAAGATGTTAAAGAAATGATAGCTAAAGATGTAGAAACAATAATCAATTACGATCCGAGAATTGTAGTAAACGAAGTTTTGATTGATAGTACAGATATTGGAATACGCATACAGGCAGATGTCACATACATACCGTTCAACATCAATGAACGCATGACGTTTGATTTTGACAAGAATAATTCTATCATTAACTAAGCAGTTAATTTTGTTTGGTAAATATGATATAGGAACTGACAATGACAACAACTAGTAGACAAAATAACCTAATACTCAATGAAGATTGGACCAGAGTCTATCAGACATTTAAGAATGCTGATTTTAAATCATATGACTTTGAAAATCTACGCAGAGTTATTATCACGTATCTAAGAGAAAATTATCCAGAAGATTTTAATGATTACATTGAATCGTCCGAGTATATGGCTCTTATTGATGCAGTGGCATTTCTAGGACAAAGTCTAGCTTTCCGTATCGATCTAGCATCAAGAGAAAATTTTATCGAATTAGCAGAACGCAAAGAAAGTGTTTTACGTTTAGCTCGCATGCTTAGTTACAATGCTAAAAGAAACATAGCAGCTAGCGGATTAATTAAATTTTCCAGCGTAACAACCACAGAAGAATTATTAGATTCAAACGGTAAA